CAATAACAAAGTTTTTGAGGAAGGAGAAGGAAGAAAATGAGTTGAGATTAACTGATGTCATAGAAAGTGTGGAGATGATTGAATACCTTAAACAATTGGAGGTTGTGCAGTTGGGAGAACTTATATCTGATGTTTGTTCAGAGTTAGCAATGGAATATAAAGTGCCTACCAAACCTGGAGAGTGGCTGGTGAAACCATTAAGAAGGCACCAAATACTTTTATTCTTGACTGTCACTGGCTCTCATGTTTTTTTCTTTATTGCAGCTGACAAAAGATTCACAAAATCCTTAGAAACAGGCCATCTAGGTCCTGAGTTGTTTGAGACCACTAACTACATTGTTAGTAATGTGTCCTCACTCACAGAAGGGTATTTAGAACATTTCATAAAGGCTGGACCTTACATTTTAATGATTGCATCCCACTTGTGCCACTCCTTCAAAATACCCTTACTAACAAGAGAATGGATTTTACCAGTTGAGTTCCACCAATCATTGAATTACATAACATTAACTTATATAAATAATAAGATTGATCATGAAGAGCTGATCACCAACTTGAGATTCCTATACATGAAGCTGCTTCAAGAAGTTGGTGCGAATGTCCATGATTATGTAGACAGATTGCCTAAGGTGCTTCGGAGCAGATTAACAGTTTTCAGCTTGAACAGAGTAGTTTCCATCATGAATTATTACAACACCAGTAGGATAATGAAGAAGAAAATGAGAACAGTTAGTGGCATAGAATGGGAGTACAAGAACATAAGAACCATATTTCACAGTGGATTTGTATCAATAGACCAATTAATTGATTCATTTTACTATTCTTATGTTGTCACAAAGAATAAAAGTGCTATGGGTGATCACACATTCCAAATATTTGCCAAAGTGCTGAAGGAACAGGTTTCAGGATATAAGAAGGTTGAGTCAACAGGAGAGAAGATATGGGGTATGAGGAATGAACCTTTAGAGCATTGCTGGGATTATGCTCTCAACAAGAAACTCTTAGATATTTGTCAACTGGCATTAAAGGAGAGACATGGCCCCAATGTGATGGAACTCATCAGAAGGTCCATATACAAGGAATTATCAAGAATGAGGTTCTCTGACCTTTCCACTTTAAAAGCATCTGCCAAAGATTACATTGATGGCATAACACCACCCAATTTATCCTCAGGGATGACAAGGAAGGAATATATGGAAGAGTTCAAGAAGTTGAATAAAGGCTTAATAGGAAGAAGACCTAGGGTGATCACCCAATTAGTTCATGTGGTTGATGCCTACAAAAGGGATACTAAGGATGAGAATCCAACTGTGATGCGTGTTAGCACATGGTGTTTAAAGGTGCTGTTAACTAGGGGTTTCATTCTCTCTGACCTGTTTATTAAAGATCAGCACAATGGGGTAAGAGAAATCCATGTCTTAGAGATAATGGCTAGAATAATACAGTTTGTTGTCGAGAGGATAGCCAAATCAATTTGTAGATATTTTGAGAATGATTCAGTGGTCAATCCAGAATGCAAAAAAAGGTTTTACAATGATCATGAGAAGGAAGCTGACACTCTCATAGGGAGACATTTGACCCTGGGTAAGTCAGCAGATGCATCAAAGTGGTGTCAAAGGAACCATGTTAGCCAATTTTTTGTTGATCTTTGTTATTTTGCCCCAAAGGAAATGCACAAATTCATTTACTGTATGTACTATTTATGGACTAAAAAACGCATTGCACTATCTCCAGAACTCATTGATAACTTGGACAGGAATAGACATGTGTATAGTAGTAACCCTGATTACCTTTACATGCGTGAAGCATTCCACAAGGGAATGAACCCATTCCTGGAATCAAGAGGGACAATAATTGAAGTTTGTTTTGGCATGTTCCAGGGATTGTGTCATGATGCTTCATGTTTAAAACATGATATCCTCCAGTTAGCATGGAAAAGATTGACCCAGGCTTTCATGAGTGATGTGGTTAAATTGCCAAGCCAAATCACAGTTATCCAGGGGAGTGATGATTCTGGTGCTTTGATGTCATTACCACATTACAATGCTGGATTAATCCTCCTGGGCACGGGACTACTATGGTGGAAGGAAGAGATTGGCAAGTATTTGAGTATCTGGCCTAGCACTGCCAAATCCTCTGTGGGTACAACAAATATGATAGAATATAATTCTGAGTGGTTTGTTAATGGCAGAAACATTAAGCCAGTTTTCCGATGGAACAGTGCCTGTCTAGAAACATCTTTGGTTGAGAGGTTGCCATCAAGGGTGGAACAATTTTACAACTCCTTAAGTCAGTCCTTGGAAACGGGTTCAAGTTTACTGCTTTGTTCCATGATACAATTATGTCAGGCACAATTGCATTACAAATTGGTTGGCCTAGACACACACTTATTGAGCAAGAAAGTGCTATCTGAATTTGGCAGAACAAAGAATGTTTCTCTTGGCTATTTCCCTCTTGAGATAGATCAGACTGCTGGATTAACTGGTTTTGATTATCAATTATATCTACTATCTAAGAAGGGTGTTCAAGTCAACAACTGGGAAATAGAGAGACGCAATGAGGCAAGTACAATACAATATGATTCTAAGATAGACAAGATCATTAGAGTTGGACTAAGGAATTATACTGTCAAGTTTTCTAATGTGCAGAATTATATAGAAGTATTGCAGAAAACAGGGCTGCCCAAGCTTGCATCTGTCATCAAGAAAATATCTGATCATCCTGAGTTGTTGTATGCTAATCTCAGGACTTGGGAACAGGAAGAGCTGAAAATGATATTCATGTTAGAGAACTCATCAGTTAGGGCAAGTCTTTCATCTCATCAACCTACTGCCAGAATGATGGCTGCCAGTGCTTATTTAATTAATACTCCTTGTGTGTTAGCCTACAGCTCTGCTGATCAACCCATTAAAAGGAGCTTACTGTCCTGGCTGGAAAGTTCAAAAACCCCTTTAGAGTTGGATGGAACAACAACTTCAGAGGATGAAGTGCCTGTCTGGTTTGCACATCAAGATCAGTATGAGGAGTATACAAGGTTCCTTAAATTGCTTCAAGGCAATGTTTCTTACCAATCAGTTGGGATGAGGAGATCTTCGAGGGTTGATGTCCTGGTTTGGGGAGACAAAACCAGTGTCGAAGTGCCTCTAATTGACATGTTGAAGAGGAAGTGGTTCAACCTCCCAACAGTACATTGTGCTAGAGAAACTTTCCAAAAGTTGTGGTCCATATATAAGGAGAAATACCCATTCTTAAAGGATGAATACAAGGACACTCTGACAGCATTGGGGATGGAAGATATAGCTGCATTCAGATTGTTCCAAGCTATTACTGATAAAACCAGGGTGGTACACCTATCAGATACCACTAGCAAGCATACAAATGTATGGACTGTGGCAACCCGAGTGTTCTGGCCTGATGTTAAGGTGAGGAGCTCAATAGATATCTCAGAGGTAGGGTTGAGAGAACTGAAAAATGGCTTGCATTGCATATTGTCATATTTTTTTAAGAAGCCAGTAGCCTTGGATTATTGTAAATCCTTGATTAAAGAGGCTGTTTTTTTAAGGAAGGATAAACTACTTATCAACAGCAATGTATTTAGGCTTAAGATATTTTCTGACTTCCTCAATAAGAGGCCAATCATAGAGCTTATTGATTTGATAGAAAGGAGTAAATCTGGGACTTTGGGGTATTTCTCTAAAAGACAGGAGCAGACTCCTAGTGGTTACAGAGGAACAGGTGAATGGGTAGGGATGGTGAACTCAGTCCCAACACGGTTGAGGATGATGGACAATGAGATCTTATCTGTTAGGGTTAAAAGGTTGGCTGACATTGAATCACAGGTTAGGTGTATAAAGTCCTTGATTAAAGACTTTGGATTGTCATACCCTACTGAAACCCATGGTTCTCTTAGTAATCTTTATTTGCTCAAAGATGGGATTTTAGAGAGATCAACTTCAAAACCCCCCAATTCAGTACCTTTTATCATTGAGAAGTCAATGAACATTAATATCAGGGAAAAACTAGCATCTCAGGAATGGTTTCTTGATTCTGAGGGTGACACCCTGAGGCTCTGTTTTTCTGAATCTGGGAGAGACCATAGAACTCATAAGTTCACTATATTGAGTGAATCTTATACAGCTTCATCATGGGACCCCTTACTACCTCACCCTGTAGTAGATGATGACAATTTTGAACTATGGTGTAAAGGTGCTCCATGCAAGCCAATTACATTGCTTAACAGTTTAATGTTCCCCTCAGAGATAAAGGATATTGGTGTGTTATCACAGAATCTCAGGAACAGGCAGTATCATAGGCCTGAAACTGACTATGATCTCAGAAGATTTTTGCAGATATTGAAGCAATTCACAGATAGGAAGTTGAGGGGGACAAGGTTTAATGACATGAAATATGACTACACTGAATTGGGGATGGAGTTCCAGGGTACCCAGCATGATTACACAGTCACCCCAGAGATGCTCAGGTCAATCAAATCAGACACATTAAACTTCCTCAATGAGATCAGCACTAAAGGGAACCTAAAGGAAGGTATTGACCATCTGCTTGTGTCAGATACTATCAATACTATTTCTAATGCATTTGGAAGAATGGATGAGGACAACCAGCAAGAGGAACTTTTAGAAACTGGGGAAGGCTTATACTCCGAGAGTGTCTCCTCAGATTATTCTGAGATAGCAGCTGAATTGGAAGATCTTTTTGGGTCAGCAGATAAGGCTATTGAAGAAATTAGAACTCAGAATCGGATTGGGTTCAGAGGCAATGTGAGGCAGGTGGAAGCATACTTTTCATCTTTACTGGATATTTATGAAGACATGCCCACTTCAGCAACAGCGCTAGAATTACTTAAGACAACTGGATCTCTTGAGGGTGTGAAGCTGCATGGACCAGGCGGGGCATTGCTCAACATCTTGTATGACTCAGGTGAATATGTGGGGTCATATCTATCTGAAACCCTGCAAACTTATGAGACTGCACCTTTAAGTGATTTTATGTCACAGAGTTCTGCCCAGGGGTTAGGAGCTGAGAATTATGAGGTGCTGAAACAGGAATTAACACAACTTAATTCCATATTGCCCACCTTGGATGGTCCTTTATTGAGCACTATGTCATTACGGAAGAAAAGAATAGAGTCAGAGTTAGCTTATTTTGAGAAGGCACTTCAATCTACAGCTTATAGTAATAAGTTGAGTCACATTGACAAGAAGAGTTTCTTAATCAAATTGTATCAGGAGGTCATGAGATCAGGCTATTGGGAAGTTCCCACTCTACACCCAAATGATGGGGTGATGGTTGAATTGCTAGTCAGTTATGCATTAGATGGCTTAATGGCTAGCACATCACTTGGGTTAATCAGCCAGCATGAAGCCGAGTTGGCAAGAGTGAGTGGTTGGTCACCAATATTAACAGAAGAATTGATAAAGGCAATCTGCCTTTACCTTAGGTTGTCCTTGGTCATCAAAGTGGATGATAATGTTGTATTTGAATACACCAAAGGTGTGTTTAGAGAAATTCTAGTGGTGGAGATGCAATCCAACTATTCATAATTCTATTAATGTTGATTGGAGTGATTAGTTGCACCTTGGGGTTCCTATTGTTAAATCAATTGGATCTTCCAAGAAGCTAATGCATTATGCCTAG